ACGCCGGGAGAACAAGACCAAACGGCGCAAGAAAAAAGCCGCCCTTGACGGCGGCAAGGACAGCGAGTAATATAAAATCAGATATATGAGATTACTGTATAGAGGGTGAGGCCATGAAGAACCTGTTTGAACAGTCCCGTTCCCATTGGGTGCGGTATGACCGCTATGAGCTGAAAACCGCCGCTGATGGAAAGCGGTACGTCACACCGGCGAAAGACGCGAAGCCCGATGCGTATAACCCCATGAAGGAGATGCCCGGCATGGTGCTGGACGCCCTCAATGTGGGGATGCTGATGATGGGCCGTCGGACGGACGTGGACGTGGATGCGGCCATTCTGGAATTTGTCACAAAGTACGGCCTGCTGGGCCTGATGACGGCGCTGGCCACCACGCCGTCTTTCATGGACTACGAGGCGGTTTACCTGCCGAAGAATCATTTCATCAAGGCGGAGACGATGGAGACGG